TTGAAGCAAACAGAACTCAGCAGTGCTGACAGAATTGGCGTACCGCCAAGCAATCTGTTTGTTCCATTCGATATGGAAGAAGCAGCGTTTGATATGTTTCGACAGACTACAAATAACGAAAAAGATTTTATCGAATCATTGCAGACGAAAGTATTTCCTGTCTGGTATTGGACTGATGCGAATGATTGGGTGCTGACAACAGATTTCAACGAAGTACCTACAATTGAAGTCGGTTTTCTCGACGGCAACGAAGAGCCTGAGTTGTTCATCCAGGACACGCCTAATCAGGGATCACTGTTCAGCAATGATCAGATTGTTTACAAAATTCGACATACCTATGGCGGCAATGTGATGGATTTCCGTGGCATGTACAAAGCTGTGGTTGCTTAAGTTTTAAGGATCATCAAACCAGGCGGTGGTGATGAAGGCCATAGCCAGGGACGGCGCTTCCATCCCTGGCTAACAAAAAAGCCATCGGTCGTAAGGCTGAAATGACGGAGGAAGAACGCTGATCCCGTCAACCTATTTTCGATATAGAACATCCAATAATCAACAGGAGCATTTAACATTATGCAAACCATTTTAAAACACTTCAAAACAAACTTTCTAATATCATTTATTTCGATGTGCTTCATTGTTGCGGTATTAACGCCGACGACTGTAATTGCTGCGACACAAAACTATTCGACTGCTGTGCCTGGTGTGCTTGTAATCCCATTGCACATCAGTGGACAGTACACAGCCACAACAAACCCAGCTGCAAGATTGAATCTACCCTTCGCAGCGAGGTTAATTGGCGTGACGGCCACAGCCCGTGCGTCGGGTGGGACATCCCCAACATTAACGATCGATCTCGAAGATGATGGCACGTCAGTGCTTTCTGCTCCGGTCGCAATCACTGCCGGGACGGTCAGTGAGGGTTTAGTGACGTCGTCGCTAATTGCAGATGAGTCGCAAATGGATGTCGTGCTAACGATAGGAGGCACATCACCCACCTGGGATGATATTACGGTGCTACTGACGCTTATTCGTATCTAACCTGTTATTCATCATTAAGCTTTACGGAGCGAACCTTGGCTATAGCTGATTATCAAAATCTGATCGACGACTTTGTGCGAGATGATGCAGCGAAGATATCAACAGCGGACCGCGATGAAGCATTGCAACTCGCAGTCCGTCGTTATAGCAAGGATCGGCCTCAAGAAAAAGTTGAAGATCTGATATCATCAGGTGGTAAATTATTGAGTTTACCACCTGCATGGGAAGCCGGATTTTCAAAGCTCAATTCGCTTGAAACACCTATTGGTGAAATTCCACCTGCGCTAATGGATGACGATCACATCTCTCTTTATGCAACACCGTCAGGCATAACCATACAAATAATTAAGTCGCTTGCAGTAAACGCACAAGTGCGTGCCAATTATTCAATACAGCATGTCGTTGACAGCGGCAATGACACTATATCGATTGTTGATCGTGAACCCGTCGCGGCATGGGCTGCAGCGGTGCTGTGCGATCAGCTAGCGGCACATTATTCCGGCGACAGTGATAGCACTATTCAGGCTGATAATGTTGATCACGGTGACAAGTCCAGCCATTTTGCGAAGCGTGCAAAAACGCTACGCAAGCGTTATTTCGATGAGTTGGGTGTTGACAGCAAACGAAATGTTGCTGCAGGCGTGGTGGTCGATATGGGACTGAAAAACAGAAGTGGTAATGATCGCTATCTGCGCAGAAACAGGATGCTTTAATGAAGGATATTGAACTTAATTTCAAATTCAAAGGCATGGACAGGCTGCCTAAATTATTGCAGCGCGTACCTGACATCACACGCAAAGAAATGAAAATTGCTACTACACAGGCCACATTACTGATTGAACGCGAAACTAAAGAACTAACGCCACAAGGTGTGGGTGGTGCAGCAAGCGGTTTGGTAGCATCAATCACGGCGAAACCTGTAAATTCATTTTCGTCAAACGTCATCGGAGTTGTAAGCACATCTTCGCCGTACGCGATACCTGTTGAGCTGGGTACCAAGCCACATGTGCCACCACTTACTCCGCTAATGGATTGGGCAAAAGTGAAGCTGGGTGTGAGCGATGAAGATATCTTTGGTGTTGCACTTGCGATACAGCGAAAGATTGCTTCACGTGGAACACTTGCAGTGGGCATGTTCCATCGTGCGTTTAATGAAAACAAAAAACAAATTGAAAGTTTCTTTAATCAGGCAGTAGAAAGAATCGAAAATCAGATTGTGTCGGGTGCGCGATGACAACAATGATAGACATTAAAAATGAAATAAAAGCCAGAGTGCTATCTGTATCGGGCGTTGAGATATGCCACATTTATCAGCCGTACAAAAAGCAATACTCTGGTTTGATCGCACTTTATAAAGACAGTAACGGTATTTTGCACGGTTACTACATCATGCGTACTAAAACCAGAGGTAAGCCGTCATCCGAAAAGCAGGACGTTATTACATTTTCCCTGGTTGGATACAAGGCGGTGTCTGAATCGAACTTGTCAGAGCTTGTATTCGAAACAGAAATAGAAGCGATACGAAGTGCGTTCGACGAGGACCACACACTTAATGGGCTGGTCGATGATATTAGTGAGGTTGATGGCCAGGCAGGCGTACAAGTCAATGATTTTGGGTATGTTACTTTCGCGGGCGTGTTCTGTCATGCAGTGACGATGGAACTCAAGGTTGCGTTTACACCAGATTTTGTGCCTGCAACGGCACCGGTTGATCTCTTGAAAGTATTTTCAGATATCGACATGGCACCACAAGACGGCGTGATCGATGCCTCCGATGAAGTCGATTTACCGCAGGTTTAAATAAATGATGATACTTAATAATTGGAGCAGATGAGATGCAACCTGAAAAAGCATTTTTAAGACCGAAGATGTCGAAAAGGTTTGGCGCAAGATTACTGGTAAGAAAGAGCAATGGCCAGTTTATTGACCCAAACGGTGAAACACTGGTGCTGGATACATACCTGCGTCGACGTATCAATTGTGGTGATCTAGTTGCAGTCGATGAAACCAAGAAAACGAAACCGGTTAACAAGCCTGTTGCGAAAACTAATACTTCCAACAAAGCAGGAGCTAAATCATGACTTTGTCTTTTAATGCGATTCCCGCTGAATTCAGAACACCTGGTGTATTTATTGAGTTTGATCCTTCGCGTGCAGTCCAGGGTCTATCTGCAATACAGCATAAAATTCTAGTGATGGGTCAACGGCTCGCTGCTGGGTCAGTTGCTGAAGCGATTCAGAAACAGATACTCGGTGGTGTGCAGTCCGAAGGTTTTTTCGGTAGAGGTTCGCAACTGGCAAATATGTGTGTGGCGTTGAAAAAAGCGAATCCGATCACCGAGGTCTGGGCCATTGCGTTAGACGACAACGGTGCAGGTGCCGCTGCCACCGGTTCAATTTCGATTACCGGTACCGCGACTGAAAACGGCACACTGAATCTTTATATTCAAGGCGTTCATGTTCCGGTTGCAGTTACATCAGGTGATGTAAATACAGTTATCGCGGCCTCTCTTATTGCTGCGATTAATGCAAATACGGCGTTGGAGCTCACAGCCCTGGTCGATGGTGTGGATGCGTTTAAAGCAAACCTGACTGCGCGTCACAAAGGCGAAGCAGGCAATGATCTTGATATTCGATTAAATTATCAAGTCTCTGAGAAAACGCCAGCCGGTGTGTCCGCTGTTACTATCGTTGCCATGTCGGGAGGTACAACTAATCCAGTTGTTTCAACGATTATTACTGCCATTGGTGATGAACAGTACAACACGATTATTAATCCGTGGACCGATGCCAGCAACATGACGTTAATCGAAGCAGAATTACTGAGTCGCTGGGGACCGATGCTGCAGAACGAAGGCCATGTTTTTTCAGGGTTTAGTGGCACTCATGCTGAAATCACAACGTTTGGCAATTCGCGCAATTCGCAATTTATTACTACTATCGGCATGCAGAACTCGCCAACACCTCCGTGGATTATGGCGGCTGTATCGGGCGCTGTTGATGCAAATGAACCAGATCCTGCGCGACCACGCCAAACGTTATCGCTAAGAGGTATCCAGCCACCTGAAAAAGTGGATCGGTTTACACGCGCTGAACGTGATTTGCATTTACACGACGGTGTTAGCACTTTCACTATCGATAATGGTGGTGTCGTTCGTATTGAACGCTTAATCACGATGTATCAAACCAACGCGCAGTCGATTGCAGATACCAGTTATCTCGATGTGACAACAATGCGTACACTGGCATTCCTGCGATTCTCATTGCGTACGCGAATTGGGTTGCGATATCCGAGGAAGAAGTTGGCGAAGAACGGAGCGAACACCAGTGATCCATCTGTAGTGACACCCAATGATGTGCGTGACGAAGTGATTGCACTTTTTACAGAGTGGGAAGAAGTCGGTCTGGTTGAGGGATTGGATCAATTTCAGGATCAACTCATTGTCCAGATCAATGCGACTGATCCGAACCGGATTGATTTGTTGATGTCGCCTGACCTGGTTAATCAGTTCAGAGGTTTTGCCGGTCAGATCCAGTTCTTGCTATAGGATTTTACATATTTAAAAATCATTTTCGAGGATTAAAAGATGAGTAAGAAAAAATTCGGCAGAGTAAAAGTAAAAGTGAATGGTGTGCAATATGAGTCCATGCCAGGCGCGTCGATTGATATCGGTGGCACAAAACGAACATCGTTTAACGCAGATTTTGATACAGGCTTTACTGAAGAAACAAAAAATGCGGAGTGTGAATTTAAAATGCCTCTCAAGCCGGGTCTGAAGCTTGACGATTTCAGGGCAATGGATGATGTCACGCTCACTTTTGTATGCGACACCGGTCAAACTTATTTAATGACACAGGCATGGATTTCGGAGACGGTCAAACTGGCAGGCGGTAGCCCTGGACTGGCAGACCTGAAATTTGAATCACCACCTGCTAAGGAAATTATGTAGTGCTGAAGATAAAGTTAAAGGTAGGTCTTAAAACACGTTCTGACGGTGAAGATGAAGTCGTTCACAAAGATGCTGAAATTAGACCGCTGACTGTCGGTGAAATTATTCAATCCGGCGTAGACGGTGAGAAACTGGTACAGACACCTGCAGGTGATTACCAATTAATTCAAAGTCCAACGCTGACTGGCATACATTCATTACGATTCGGGATTGTCAAAATTGGCGACATACCGGGTCCGTTGTCTATGGAAATGATGTTTAAGCTGGATCCTTTGGACATGGAATTACTGCAAAACGAATCAATCAAACTACAAGCTGCGACCCTCGAGGTGTCGCAGTCGCGTGGCAAAAGAAATACTGGAAAGTCTGGATAATATTTACAGAGTGCGATCGTTACTTTCTCATTACACACACTGGACGCTCGAATCTGTTAATAACTTACCTTTAGACAAACTGATAATTTGTTATGACCCTTTTAAACAAGAACACGATGATGATTAATCGATTATGGCTCAAGAATTAAAGACCTCGATTATAGTTGATATGGCAGGCAATCTGGCGCGACGTTCGCGCCAGTTTGGTACTTCGATTGGCCGTTTTCGTCGAACTGCGTCAAGGAACCTGAATATTGTTCGGCGTGATACTGCGAGGCTGGCGCGTAGCACCAGCAAGTTAGGTAATCGATACACGGCGCTGCTCACTGGGGCTGCTGGCATTGGGTCAGCTAAAGGCGTGATCGATTTGGAACAATCTTTTACGCGTTTGGGTATTCAGGCCGATAAAGCCGCAGAAATAATGGATGAACTGAAAAAAGACATTTTTGAGGTTTCGCAAGCCCCTGATATTCGCGTTGATCCTTCACAGATACTGTCAGCTGTTGAAGAAATTATTGAAAAGACAGGCGACCTGGATTTTGCAAAGCAAAATATCCGCAACATTGGTCTTGTACTTCAAGCGACAGGCGCAGAAGGAAAGTCCGTTGGTGGTATTTTGGCAGAGCTTCAAAAACAAGATATTCGCACACCTAAGGCAGTTTTAGAGATTATTGATGGACTTAATATTCAGGGTAAAAAAGGCGCATTTACGTTAAAAGACATTGCAACGCTGGGTCCGCGCGTTGTTACTGCGTACACGGCGATGGGTCGCACAGGTAAAAAGGCGATGCTGGAAATGGGCGCGGCACTCCAGGTTATCAGGCAAGGTACAGGCGATTCTGCCACTGCAGCGACCACTTTTGAAGCGTTGCTTCGACAATTCAGCGATAATGATAGGATAAAATTCTTGCAGGATAATGATATACAAGTATTTGATATAGAGAAACTAAAGCAAGGCCGAGAAGTGTTGCGTCCAATAAACGAATTGTTGGTGGAGATAGTTGAGCTATCTCAGGGTAGGCAGACGAGGCTTGCGAAAATATTTCCGTCTGAAGAAGCAAGACGCGCATTTAAATCAATCATTACAGAATTCAATCTAAAAGGCAGTGTACAAAGCCTTGAGAAATTCATGAAGGTGCAAGCAGATGGAACAACCACTCTAAGAGATTCTGCACGTGCTGCCAATACTTCTGCTGCTGCAATAACGAAATTGAGCACGTCCTGGAAAACCTTTGCTGATACTAACTTGTCTGGCCCGATCAGTGACATTGCTGACTTTATCAATGAATTAG